CTATCTACAACACCTCCCCCCACACCACCGCCATCTACAAATACTGCGTCAGCCTGATGGGTTCTAACCGCTTCTGATACATAAGAAGCTAACTGCATGGTATCAACACCTCGGTAAGTCTGCCACTCAATAGTTTTTGCATCCCGCCCACGCCTATAACAAATAACGCTTTGGTCGTCACCAAACCGGGCAACATCTACGGCAATAATTAATGGTTCTTCCAGATAACATTTTGCTTCCCGACTATATGCATCATCAACTAAATCCCCGGATATAAACTGCATGGAAGAAGCGGATGGGAACAATCCCCGGACCCTCACTTTACAAAAGTCAGAATCTTCCCCATAATCCGCCACCCACTCTTCCAGTTTGCGCTTGTCGGTCATCTTGCAGGTGCGGGAATCTATCTGTCTTGTTGTCCATCGATGCTTGAACTTGCCAAAGGATTCTCTAAATCTCCCCGTATTACGCGTTGGGTTCCCAAAGGTAAACCACATAGCACCGGGAGTCGTCATAGCCCCTTCCGAAACCTCATAAATACAATCAGGTATGGAACTTGCTTCATCATAGATTACCAATACTTCCCCATGCTGCCCCGCGAAGGCTTCTGAATTTCTTTCACTCCATGGAATTGCCGAGACGTACCAGGTTTCTGGCGATGAAACGTGATAAAACTTGGTAGCTGTCCATTCAAACCAGGGCTTAATGATGGATCTGGAATGCCATAGAGCGAGTTCTCTCCAGGTTTTGGTTTCAAGTTGCTGTTTCGTATTGGCAGTTACTACTCCGTTCAAATTCTTTCTACAGGCCATTTGATGAAGGATTAGCCATGCTGTTACAGCCCCTTTCCCAATTCCATGGCCTGATGCACAGGCGTGTTGGTAGCTTTTCCCTTCCCCCTCCTGAATATGCCTCCCAACATCTTTTAGCAATTCTTCTTGCCATGTATCCGGGCCCGTATGCCCTTCTAAATCCCCTTCCCCCCACGGGAAAACGTATTTAACGAAACCCAAAGGATCATCATGGAAAGAAGCTATATCTTCAACAAGATGATCTGCGGCTGTTTTTTCTAAAGTAGCGGTCATTCTTTACCCTCCCATTAGGGAGCCCCCGAATAGACTACACGCATCCATAACATTTTGTTTCGCCTCTCCCTCTGTCAATTCTTCATCAGTCGCATTGGTATGGGCTTCTAAACATTCCTTTTTCATTCGGAAGGTTTTACCAGACTCTAGTTTAATGCTTATACTTCCACCCTTATCTATAATCTCCTGTAGCTCTGCTATTCTTGTTAAATAGGATCTATTCATAAATCAATCTCTTTCTTGCCAGCGCGTCTTCTAGCACTATTTATATCCAAAATGTTGACGTGCATATTCGCTATGTTGTTGGTTGTTTTGTTATTATCATGGTAATCCCCGCGGCGCTTTGAAAAAATTTCAATAGCTTTTAGGCGATCATATTGTTTAATCCTTTGGAAGCCGGACCCATCTGCCCCTGTCATTAAGGTTGTTTCCTGTATTGTAAGTCGCTGTATCGGGGTTAGTTCTTCCGCACTTTTTGGGATCTTGGTTCCATCCGGGCCTTCTTCATAAAGATCAGAAAGGGGTGTAAGGACCATCCCCGCAATCACTTCATCTACCATTTCCGCGGTCAACTCATTCTTTTTAAACTGCTTTTCTAACTGTTTGTCAATTTCTTCACGAACCTTAACATTACTTAACATCCTCGACCCTTGCACTTCCGCGGTCTTAGGGCTGTAACCCGTTCTAATTGCTGCCTGTTTGGCATTCTTATCAATGCAATATTCACTTACAAACATTTTCTGCTTATCATTCAGTTTTTCTTTTGGCATTTTATTTCCTTTTAGGCTTTTTGGGTCTTCTAGGTTTCTGCTTCGGGGGTCTTCCCCTTGTGCTTCCATATGTTCCTGGCCCTTGTGGCATCTTATTCCTCCTTGTAGGTTTTTTTGCCTACCCACCGCCAAAGTTTATCCCCGGCAAACTGGTAGGCTACTGGTTTATCTTTAGTCCTATATTCATGCGAAAAATACCCTACATGCGTAATCCACTTTAATTCATTATTTTCAGCCTTAACCACTGTCTTGCAGTCACTACTTTCATGCCAATCCAGAATTTCATACTTAAACTTGACACCATCAAACGCAACCACCATAGACCGATCACGCGCCGGACCCCATGCAAGCATTTTATCAAAGCTCGGGACCATCGGGATTTCCTGCGCCATTACCGTCATGCTTATAATCATCACGACTACGAAGGCGCTTCCCAAAAAACCCTTCTTGGTTTTCCAAAACATCATAACGTGGGGGTCTCAATTCTATTTTAATCAACTTTCCATTCTTGTCATAGGTGCGGCATTCATAATACGGCAGATAATCGCCTAACATGACTATTCATTGATAACTTTGATCTGGTTCTGATATTTGATCCGGGTTCTCTTTTCCAATACCCAGGCTCTGCCAATAGAATCTAGATCACAGCTACGATAATCATATAGCCCATGATCCCCTAGAGGGGCAACGCATTTCGGGGTAGCCGGTTCCGCATAAATCTTACCGATCCCTGTCTTGCTTCCCGTGCAGGACACTAGGAGGCCCATTAGAACCAGAACCCCCCAATTCATCCAGAATGCTATCCGTTTCAAGATCATGTTTTTCATCACTTTCGTTGATTTTCTTTAATTTGCTTAAATCATTTCTAACATTCGTTAAAGCCTCTGATCCTTTGCCCTGGCGATAGCACCAGTACCCGGCGCCAATTAACAGCCCCAACAAAATCAAAGTAGTAGTCATTACTTGTCGTCCATGTTCTTATTTTTAAATATGTTCATGCTTAGAAAATTCAATGCTTTTGAAACCATATCCATAAACTGGTTATTCTTCCAACGCGTTGGCATGGCCATGGTCACAGTATTGGCAAACATCACTATTTCACCTGCCTGCGCAATCATGTTCTGACTCATAAAAGCCGTTAATAGTTCCATTAGTTGTACTCCTCAGTTATTTGAAGTATAAAATGCTCATTGCCTTCCAATCTTTCCATGAATTCAGTAAAACCCTGGGCGCTTCTTTCTACGCCACTAAAGCCGAATCCTTCTGCTACCAATATACACCCTTTTGTATCTTTTTTTGCACTATTTCCTTTGTGGAATAGGATATGAGTTCTGTGGCCACTTTCAACATCTTTGACTTCATACGTTTTGCCAAATCTAGGAGAATCAACACGGCTGGTAACATATACGCCTGGAGGGATACAACTTATATTAGGAGTGGTTTTGCCATCCTCTTGGAGAATGAGCGGGGGTTCGAGAGTTACGCAAAACGGTTCTTGGTCATCGAGTAAAACGCCGAAAGTGCCACGTTCCTCAGAAGTCGCTATTCGTTTTAGTTTTACAATCCTAGCTATATCATTCATAACGATAATATCTTACCGTTACATTTCATGCTTTGACAACTATCCAGTCATACTTTTTCGTTTTGTATATGCTGGTTTATATTCTTCAAATGGGACGCTATGAAAAATTGCCCTATGATTTACCCATCTTTGAAAGGCATTCTGGTAATAATCACTCTTGTCATATGCCATAACGAACGGATCTACTTCCCAAGACTTTAATGTTTCTACCCTTTCCCTCCCAAGCGCCTTGTGATAAGCGGCAATCTGCATCAAAGCGAGGTTGGGCAGTTTGCCATCCAAATGTACTAAGCCTATTTTTTTCATTCCTGTTTGCCCCTCTTTTGCCCTAACCACTTATCACAGGTTTCACAAAAATACATTACCCTTCTACGAGTTTTAACCTTTTTTACTTCATGTCCCTTGTGTTCTTTTTTTAATATGACTTTAATTGGTTTATTTGGTGTGTAAACTAAAGGGTGATCGCCTAAAATGTTTTCTTTCATTTTCCTTCTACCATCCTTTCCCACAAGACCCGGAAAGCAACAGCTCCAGTAAGCGGGACGACTCCGTTACCCAGGCATTGTAATCTTTCATTTCTATCTTCTTGACACTCGACCAACCAATCGGATGCCCCATCAACCACTCGACGAATCTGGGGTTCAGCCGTTTCTTTTCCTTTGGCGTTTCCCCCATCATTTTCCTGCTGAGATCCGCATTCGTTAGCGTTGATCTGATTTTCTCTTGGTTCGCTACATCCCTCCCCGCTACCTGATCTAATGTTACCGGGGTAGCCCACCGCTGGGGCAAGGTCGGGTCGTTCGGTAAGGATTGTTTCCCAATGCTTTCTTTCATTTGGTCCTGGGGGCCAATAGGGGATTCGCATGATTCAAACTCCTTTGCTTGATGGGTTAGCATTCTTTGTGATTGTGGGCAGGCGGCATCTTCCCTAGCCGCCGGGGTAAGCCATTTTGCTCCTGGCCCAGTATGAACCGCAGCATTATCCAATCTACTAAGTCTTTTGCAGGTTTTCCCTTTACCATCTTTAAAAACAAGGCTTTCTTCTTTGTTATGCCCTTTTACCATGTGGACGGTTGGTGTAGGCCAGGCATCTACAACGCTTGGCAGATCACTACCATCCCAGTTTTCTGATGCCCTACGTTCTTGGAAATCTGACTTCACAGGGGTAGGCCATTTCTTACTATCTTCTTCTTTCAATACTTGAGCGGATAAGGTTAAAGTTGTTTGCCCCCCCAAAACACTTGGGGCAAGGCCGTGATTGTGAGTTCCATCCGCTCCCAAGGGAGTCCTCCATTTTTTTGTAGTTATTGATAGATTTTCGCTTATTGGCTCCTTCCCCTCAGCTTTTCTCTTTTCCATTCGCGCGTTATGGGATTCCACACTTTCTTCTATTTCCAATGCCCTTGGGGTAGGCCATGCTTTATCAACAACCTGATCCCTTAAATTGCTAGATCGTTCCCTACGAGATCCAAGACTTTCCCTATATGCCCCCGAAATCCCCGCCGGTAAAATATCCATCGTGTTCGGCGTACCCCAAAGCAAAAACTCTTTGGCGCTGATGGGAGCTTCCCACTCCCGACGCTGAAAACATTCCCCATTGACAAGACAGCCCGATTTTGGAAAATTCTCCGAGAACAATGCCCATTGCCCCGTTATCCAGCAAGCCTGAGACGTTCTCCACGAAGACGTATCGGGGTCGTATTTCGCCAATAAGGCGGACGTATTCGTAGAAAAGCCCGGATCTGTTTCCTTTGACGATTCCTTCTTTTTTGCCTGCGACGGACAAGTCGGTACATGGAAATCCTCCAATGATTGTCGATACCTTTCCACGCCAAGGCTTGCCATCGAAGGATGTAATGTCGTCCCAAATAGGAGCTTCATCCAGGATCTTGTCTTCCATCTTTTTGCAGAGAGTGGCGACTGCATAGCTTTCCCGCTCGACATAAACCACAGTTTTACTGCCTGGGGCCGCCAATCTGACTGATTCGTCGAGTCCTCCAATTCCGCTAAAGAGGGAACAAATTGTTTGGGCAGGTATAACCACATTCTTAGCCTCCTATTTCAAGTTGAAGATATTTTTCTATGGCAGATTTTGCCTGTTCAAAACCATAACAAACGCAAGTTTCATAACCTTCCACCTTTAAACTGGTTAGCCACCAGTTTTGACTTGCTGTTGGCTTGTTCTTCCCATGTTTAAGTTCCAGAAACAAACCATGTTTGCCATTTTTCGGGACCGCAAGGAAACAGTCCGGCACCCCGGCTTTGACCCCGCCGGATTTAAGTTTAGCCCCAACTACCTTATGCCTATGACCCCCATTAGGTATTGCAAACAAAAGACTTAAATGTAAGTGTAGACGTTCCTTTTCTTTCGCCCAGTTGAACAATTTTACCTGTTCAATATGTTCGTAATCATTCCTTTGCCTTCGCATTTAAATCCCCTTTCCCTTGATTTTCTATGATGCACTTTTCACTTATTGAAATATAATTGCGGGCATCACAATAATTATCTAAGTGGTTTGGGTCCCAAGCTGACCGTAAAACCTTCAACAATACTTGCTTTAACGCAGCTAGATGCCCCTCATTTATACTTTCCTGCCCACTAGCTTCTGCAAATATATCTAAAAGTTGACACATTTGCCCATAGGTTTGAAAAAAAAGCCTTGGGGGCCCATACTTTTTCATCCGATCTTCCATTATTTCTTCATCTTTCTTCATTATTTTTTTTCCTCCCTTTTCTATTTTCACGAGCTGAGTTTCTACATGTGTCCCCACAATATTTTGCCTTATAACCCCCTTCTTCCATTTTTTTATGACACCATTCACAAAACCTTTCTTCTTTTGGAATCGTGCATAACCTTACCTGCAATTCCCTTAGACAGAACTTCTTACCCTCACTTATTCCAATGTTTGTAGCTTGTGTTATCTTTTCCCCGGAAGGAATATGATGAAGGGAAACCAACATTTTATAAAATGGGTGTTCCTTCGTTTCCCACTTCAAATCATCTTCAGAAACAACAAGCTCACTTTGAAATTCTGTTTTCTTTAATTTTATTGGCTCCATTTTACTTTCCTATTTTAGCGACTAGGGCTTTAATTTTTCGCCGATTCTGATAGGCTTCTGGATCTGCCTCATATTCATCTCTTATTTTTTTTCTTTCCCTTTCTTCCAACAATTTCTTTTCCCTTTCTATTTTCTTTAATTTGTTGGTTTTCTTGATATTTCTGTTTTCTTCTACCCTTTCTCTAATCAATGCCGGGACATTGGTTCCAGGATAAAACTGGGTAACCTGGTTGCATATCTGCATGATAGCTTCTTCCAATTCACCAGTCTTCAGATCCTGAAGTAGACGGAACCATACTTCTAGCTGTTCTTCCGTTACATTTGGAAGCCCCGTCATTGATAACATTTGCATCCCCATCTTGAATTCCTTTCTTTCCATCCTTCGCCTCCCAGTTTTCTATGGTTTTTAGGTTTTCCCCCCCCAAGACTTCTTTCTTACCTCCTACTTTTTTTGCCTCGATCTTATCCCAATGCTTTCTTAGATTGTCTGGTGATAAACATACCCTATGCCAAAATTCATCCTTTGCTACCCACGAATACAATTCACGGATTTCCTTATCCGAATGCTTGTCCACTTCCCGCATCAACCGAATAGTATTAGCCCAGTTTTTAAGGTTGGGATCTTTATGGTTAGGATGGAGAGACTTTCTCCAATTCAAAATATACCGGGCTGTTTCATAATCCATAGAAGTATCTACTTCTTTATTCTTATTCTTATTCTTATTCTTATTCTTGCTTGTAAGTTGCTTGCTGGTTACTTGCAAGTTCTTTGTATGATTATCCCTTATTTCCAATAACTTAGGGCATGAGATTTTTAAAAGATTATCAGAAGATTCTAAGTTTATTTTGAGTTTGTTTTCAGAATATTCTAAGAATGTTTCTAGTTTCTTTCGCTTTGCTTTTAAGAATGTTTGCCATTTGTTCCAAGAATATTCTGCATAACAGCGATCTGTTTTGTCCATTTGCTTTGCTATTGTTTCTAGTAATTTCCACCATCTGGCGTAGCCGATTAAGCCAAATTTTTCTTCCAACCCGGCAATAAATTCATCGTCTGACGAATCAGTATAATGCTTAAACCATTTCATATTTCCTCCTCTTTTTTAGGGTGTTTATATTCGTAATAGGTACATGGGTTATTACAAAATTTACCCCGGTTGGATTTCGGTTGGAAATTTTTACCACACATTACACAATCTTTTCTTGGGATTGGGTTTCCTATGTAATCACCTCCCTTGCAAGGGTTATTGCAATAAACTCTCCCAGGCGTACCCATATATATAGCCCCACATTCCCTACATTCTTTTTCTATCTTATTGTCTTTTTGCTTTTTTTTCTTCTTTTTTGCTACGGGTTTATAGTCAGGCCTTAATGGGTTTACCCCTATATCTTTCCAAATTTTTTTAGAAATTTCCAATTCTGATATTGTATATTTAAAAAATTCCATGCCACATTCACACTTTTTTACTACCCTAACTTCATGCATGGCTACCCCCTTGATAATTTATATTCAAACATTTGTCTTAACTGGGATTACGCATCTTCCAGTTACCGTGCAAACACGCTTTTCTGCTTCAACCAGGTAACCCTTTTTCTTCATCCCATTTACCCTACCACTAACCGCATTAATCTGTATTTCCGCTTCCCTACTAATTTCCTGCAGTGTCATTGAGGGTTTCCCTATAAGAATCTTGTAAATTGCCAATTCCTGGTTCCCCAATACCCCGGATTCTTGCAGATCCCGGTAGGCATCAAGGCTCGTTGCCCTAACCCCATTGACAAAGCCAACCATATCCCGCACTTGTTCTTCCCTGGTCCCCCCTTCTTTAAAAAGAGGGAGCTCGGGAAGGTTTGGATCATCAATATAATGTCTGTTCTTCATGGCATAACCTCAGTTAAAATGGAATATCATCCTGTTCTTTTGTTTCAATACCTTTTGGCATAAATGTAACACTTCCCGCAACAACCTGTATTTTGGTTTGTTTTTGCCCGGATTTGTTTTCCCATTCGCGTTGATTCAAATGTCCTTCCACCAGGCAAAGCGCCCCCTTTTTTAAGTATTGGTAGCAATTATCAGCCAATGTATTCCAACAAGTAATATCCAAAAAACATACTTCATCTTCGCCTTTTTTTCTAGTTCTATTCACAGCTAAACCAAATTCACATAAGTTTGCCCCACTAGGGATTTCCTTTTTTTCCGGGTCACGCGTTAATCGGCCCATCAATATTACCTTATTAAAGTTAGACATTTTTGCTCCTTTGAATGCTTGAGTTAATTGGGATAATTCGTATTCCTTTTATTTCTATCCGCCCATACTTGGCGACCACCACCTTCTTGATATTTGCAGCTACAGCCTTCCGCATTGTTTCATTCACCGGGATCAAATATTCATATGGAATTTGATCTTCTTTCCCCTTGATAATTTCAACATCCCAAGATGGCTTGATTGTGTTCTTGCCTTTAAGGGTAGGAATGGCTAATGGGGCTTCTGGCTGATCGATTAGTTCTTTTGCTGAATCAATAGCGACTTGCGGAACCCCTTGTTCTTCCATTTCAAAAATCATACGTTCATTTGCTTCTTTATTTTTTTCTCTATTTTTCTTAATTTCTGCTTCTAGAATTTCATCACGTTCTACTTCATAAGCAGCTATTTTATCGACAAGATGTTGGCAACCTTCATTGACTGGATCTAAGATTAATTTTTCCGCCTGTTGTATCTTTTCACGAAGATCCTTTACTTGTTGTTTGTAAGGTTCCAAACGTCTTTTAGCTTCTTTTCTAACAGCCGCCCCTTGCGAAATCTTTTCATGGGCCTGGCTCCAAGATGCGTCATCCTTGACATTCAAGGCAATACATTGTGCCTTCAATCTATCCCCTTGAATTTTTAACATTTCAGTATCTTCAATAATGTCTAATTCCATTTTCTATCCCCCCGGTTTAGATTTTCCATGCTTGATACGTTGTCTTCTTGGGATAAATTTTTCTTATTAGAATCTTTAGCCGCCCAGGAATAAAATTCACGTTCAGCAAAAATTAGCCTAAGTTCTTCCATTCCCTTCTTAAAACCTTCTAATGTATCAAACTGGGTACTAATTTCCTGCAATAAGGCCAAGTCTTCACCTGATTCTATCTTCTTGTTCAAAATAGTTTCTAACATTTCCTTACTTAAAGGCTTCATTGATCGCCCTCCATTTCTTCCAGTTCTTGCATTCCTTTGCGTTTAATTTCATTAGTAATAAATTGTTTTACGTCTTCTAATTCATCTGCCTTGATCTTGTGAGAACTTTCTATCCCCAATTCCCCTAACAGTTCTTTTGCTTGCTTCCCATTTAAACCCTTTTCCTTAGTTGCCCAGGTAATGAAATCCTGTCTATCTTCTTCAGAAATATATAATGTGTTTTCTGTTTTTTTAGGTTCTTCAGGTTCAGGCATAGGAGGGGTATTTATTTTGTTTTCCCCATCATCGTCAATTCTTGGAATAGCCAACAAGGATTCAATCCCGCCCCGTCTTGCATAAGTCTGCCCGGCAAGTGCTTTTTGAGGACTCATGTTTTTTTCAACAACAATTTCCGTGAACGATCGCATAAACTCACCACTGGCATGCGTTACCTGGGTTACGACCCAATTTTTACCTTCCAATGGCATGGTTCCTTGCGTCAATATAATATCCTGGTCAAGCAAGGGCTCATTGCATGCTTCAATAAGATCTTCTGCCGTCGCATATGCACCCCAATTTCCCTTACCTTTTTTCTTAGCCCCTTCCATGTTTTTCCTAGCCTTAATTAGAGCCGAAGCAATCTTGCTACGCGTTTCACTATGAATGTCCATCTATTGATCCTCCCTTAAAAAGTTAATCATCATTAACTACCGAGCCTATCAAGGCAATTATTAAAGCCAAATTCCATCCACAATATGCCATCCAAAAAAAATCTACCCAGGTCATAACCATTTCTCCTTTTTCCTGAATTCAACTGGTAATAGCTTTCGTACCCTTGCCTGTATAGCTACTATATCTTCAACAAGTACATCTAAACGCGTTGCTAGTTCATCTGCATCCATGGATTCCGTTTTCACCAACTCAACCAACTGGTAAGTAATATCACGATTCGTTGGATGTGGATTGTATAAGGGTTGAAGGATTGACTGAATTTCATCTTCAAGCCCAGGTCCTTCTATTTGTTCATCATCTTCAGGCAAAAGAAAATTTTTAACATAGCTCATTATCTATCTCCTTCTTTAGACCAATAACCGTATACGCATCTTGTTCCTTCTCTTGACGGGTCGTAAGTGTCGTTAATCACCCCATCAATTACAGCAGTATAATGTTTAGAAACACGAGCGATGATTTTTCCTTTTGGAAGTTCGTCAGCTTTTAAATGAACTTTACAGCCAGACCCTATTTGCATTGTTGGTGTCCATTTGAACCCGATCGAAGCCATATAATCTTTAAACCATTTCCGTCTAGTTGATATTCCTTTTGATGCAGTTCGAGGGCGTTTGTAATCTTTGGTTTTATATGCCTTTTCATATTTAGATTTGCGTTGATTAAAATTACCTTCTGCTAATACGTCATAAACTTCTTGGTAAGGAATCCCACTTGCAATGGCAATAGCTCTAGTAACACAATCACCAGCATCCCCTTTCCTACCCGCTTCTTTTCTTCCACCATCATTGTATTTAAATTTATTTTTCATTTTTCATATCTCCCAAGTTTTGAGCCTTTAAATTTTTATAAATTTCAATGATTGATTTCCCATTTTCAAAATCTTCAACTACTTGATCTATTGAATATCCATATGCTTCTAGCTTATCTTCGCAAATACAATCAACTATTTTTTTGACTCTTTTTGGGTTGGTATCAAAAAAATTTAATCCATTTAACGAACAATAAATAAACAAGTTGCCCCAAAAAACATCAAAATCAGTTGGTTCTAAACTTAAACTTTCAAATTCAGCAAACTCTAAGTGGTTCATTTTTTTTATCTCCCAAGTTTTAAGGGGGCAGCCAAGGCTCACCGATTAAGAACCTTGGCAACTAGAGAGGAGTCTAGTTTTGGATACCCCCCCATGTTTATATTGAAACAGCCTTTTTGAATTGAACAAATGCTTCTGAAAAATCCAACTCATTCAAAATTACTTTTACTTCTTTGCAATCCCTCTTAACAACATCAATATGCTTTTGGGTAATAGCCTTGCAACCCTTCCAAGAATATTCACCACATTTGCCATTATCTTTGTCAATGAACACTACCTTGTTTTTCAAAAGTCGTTTTAATTGCTTAGTCATTCTTTGATCTTCATAAATTTCCATGACAAGAATTTCATCATTATAGTCATTCATGGACTTATCAAATGGAGATTCATATTGCCCCATTTGCTTAACCAAGGCATCAAAGTCCTTGCTTGCCCCTTTGATGTATTCCTTCATGGATTCTGTTTTGTTATCATAATAAACCCAAGAAATTTCAATCATGCCACCATTGCCATCATCATAAACTTCGGCAACTTTTTTACCTTTGTAGCAAAGATCAAATCGAATTACATAACCATCATGCCCTTCCATTTCTTGACATTTCTTTGCTGAATAATCAGTTTTTAAAATTGTTTTTGCCATTTTGTTTCTCCCAAGTTTTAGTTAAAAAAAAAGGACCCGTCAGAATGGCTACTTGGGAGAAGGCGAGCCTGACGGGTCCTAAACTGTTGGGCGTAATCCAACAGGGTTGTCCTAAAATAGTTATTGTGATATTCCCAAGTAGCACTAACTAACTTTTATGGTTATACCACAAAAATCAAAATTATGTCAAATTTATTTTTTATCTAGCAAATGGCTAAGAATTAAAGCAATATTATCGTTAATAGCATGAATATCATCTTTTGTAGCTATCCTTTCTTCTAAATGAGATAGGCGGTCATTTAATACATCCTGGTTCCTAAATACCCTTTTTGTAACAAACCCGCCTACAATGGCTAGAGCACCAATTAACATCTCGTTTAATTTTTCCACTAATGCTCTCCATTTTCTGTTCGCATCTTTACATCTACCTTCTGGATCTTATCGGATTTTCTTTGTTCCATGTCATTAATTCGTAAATGCAAAGATGTTATATCTGACTTAAATTCAGACCGTTCAATCGCTGTCAAACCTAAACTATCAATTTTCTTTTCTATTTCATGCATTTTGCTACTAATGCCTTTAATAGCATCATTTATCTGCCCAGCATCAGCTTTTCCTTTTTCTAATCCATCTAATTTAGCGGTTAGCTTATTAACCATCCAGGAACCAATGCCAACAAAGAGGACCCATGCATCATGTAATAAGCCTTCCATTTACAACCGCCTTCATGTTTTAGGAATCCAACAAGCAGTTAATAAAACTATGGTTGCCATCAAGATAATAAATGCGTGTATGTTTATAAGGCTGCCTTTATCTGGTTCAATAGGAGCTAAACTATCTGGTTTAGCTACTGAAATATCACTTATATTTACAGGTCCCGTTGCTCCTTGAGATGCAGGAGGGAGAATAGCCGATTGATTTAATCCCTGGAATGCTGGAGTTTCTAATGTATTTTGTATATCCATTATTTCTTATAACCCCTATCTTTATGTATATTTAAAAAATGATCTAAAGTAATCTGTTTAAATGTATTAGGCTTCTTATCCTCCGGCATTAGCAGTAAATACACTACAAAGCTAATAACAAATGATATTAGGAAAATAATAAAAAAATTGGATATGAACTCCCTTATTTGCTTCATCAGTCATCACCAATTCGCTCCCGTTAAAATCAACAAATAAAAAGTTCCGTACAACACCGCAAAAAAGATTAAGAGTTTTAGGTTCATGCCCAAGCCAGGCTTGTAGCGTGGATTCTAGTATCCATACTTGCGCTTTGAGAGTGCGTAGTAATTTTATAATTCATTTTTGTGCCAGATAAAGCAGACGTATCTATATTCCGAGCCGCAAAGATTCTTTTATTAGTACCCCACAACCCTTCATCAACAAGTGTGACTGCGGCTGTATATGCCGGTGTACTGGTTGCACTCTGCCCAACATAGGCTTTGACATTAGTATTAACCACGGATGTTCCAGCGTTGTCTTCAACCAATATCACCAAATCGGCTGTTGTCGGAGTTGCAGAGCCAGAGCCAGCAGTATGCGTAGTTTGTGTGGAAATTAGTGTCATATCAGTATACGGGCCTAGTGTTGTTCCATTTATTGTTGAAACAACCCCTGCCCCTCCATTACCACCCGGACCAGATTGCGTTCCTGTGGTTATTCCAACACCCAATCCACCAGCCGCAGTTATTGAACCCGAATTAGATAATGTCCCACCATGAACGACAACGGCTCGGCCCCCGCCCCCGGCTCCGCCACCCGATGAGTAACTTCCAGAATATGACGAATTGGTAGCCGAAACCAAACCACCACCATTTCCACCAGCCGCAGTAACTAGACCAGACCCTCCAATAGTTAAATCACCCTTTACAAATAAAAAAAGTAACCCGCCCAATCCACCAGGCGAAGTTGAACTGTCTTCAGAATAACCAGCCGTGTCGCTATGCGCTCCGCCAGGATTACCAGCACCGCCATTATTACAAGAAGTGTGAGCCGATGTACCATCACCACCCGCCCCCCCGAAAGCTGTGGCCGCGCCGCCTGTGCTATTTTGCGCTCCGCCGCCCCCGCTCCCACCAGAAAAACAAGTTCCTGCTGAACCATCACCGGGATTTGTATACCCCGCCCCTGATCCGCCGCCCCCCGTTCCATTAGCAATCGTCCCACCAACTACGCCGGGAAATCCCTGAGTATAAGAATTTGAATCACCACCATTTCCACCCGCCCCTCCTACTCTAACAACGGTAACTATCTCACCGTTAGAAGTAATATTGCCAAAATTACCCACGGCTGTCCTTGCCGCAGTTCCACAACCATTAAAGTTTGTACTTGCATTTGTAAATGAAGAACTGCCACCAGAGGTTTCAATTCCTATCTGTAAACCGTTTGCTGATACAGCATTAGCATCTGAACCACCAGCGTTTGATGGATTGGCTAATGGCCCTTTCTCTTTCATAGAAAGCGTCCCATTAATTACACAATCTCCGCTAACAAAAATCATCATACCTCGGCATGGTTGATCTACCGTCATAGTATGCCCTGCGTTAATGGTTAGGTTAGTGTAGTTTTTGACCACCATATCTCCATCATAAGAGCCGCTTTTATTCTGTACCGTGTGGGTAACATTTCCTGTCGTGGATAATGTCCCATCGGAATCATCACCAAAATAATTGCTTGATACTGATCTTCCAGAATAGTATCCACCGTAGATATAGTCATTAACAGAATTAGTAGTATCAATCCCAGTATTATCAACATACTCATCAATTACCTGATCTACCATATTGAACTTAGCAAGTTGGTTAGAAGAAGCTACTTTAAAAGCTAATATGGCTTGGTTATATTCAAGGGTTGCAGTTGATGGGATTGTTCCATCCGCAATTACATTTGAAGTTACTTTGGTAAGACTCATATATCACCTATTGAAATTTATATCTAATTAAGACTATGCCAGACCCACCGTTACCACCCATACTTTGGCTACCGTGTGAACCCCCTCCCCCTGCACCACCACCAGTATTGGCCGCACCATTACTGCCGGGGTTTGTATTACCATATCCACCATTTCCACCACCTCCAGCACCACCTATGCCATTGTTAGGTGAATTGTATCTACCTCCTGAACCACCTCCTGCAAACCATCCACCCGATGTTCCTGTATTATCACTCGCTGTCCCCCATGCGCTAAACAAACTAATTTCTTTACCTACACCACCATCACCACCCTGATCCGATGCGTTTGCTCCATTTGTTTCACCTGTGTCTGGTGCTTTCCCACCTGCTCCACCACCTCCACCTGATCCACCGTTATTACCGCCTCCGTTATATGCTTCGCCCCCTGCATTACCGAAACCATAAGTTCCAGAATCACCTGATTGTGAAGCCTGTGTTGCCGCATATCCTGTATAAGGACTACCTGAGTGTCCACCACCTCCACCTGATCCACCTGTTGTTCCAGCAGGGCTGTAATCATATCTAGCCCCTGCACCGCCCCCTTTTGCAGTATGGACACTACCAAAAGTTGTGTCAGTTCCTACCATACCTGCATTACTGGATATATGGCTAGTACCCCCTGCGCCAATAGTAACCGTGTATGCAGTAGAAGTTGCTAATGACACACCAGTTTGATAGACCAAGCCACCAGCACCCCCACCTCCTCCTTCATACCACCCTGCCGCACCACCACCAGCTATAGTAAGAACATCGTAGTTAGAATTATTCAAAGAACCTACCGTAAAAGTACCACTAGAGGTAAAAGCATGAAATTTATAATCCCCTGAAGTAGTAATTGTTCCACCTGTAGCCGTACTTATATCTGGTTGACCACCCGTTCCGTCACCTATATTTGTCCAAATATTCGCATTTGTCGTTGAGTCAGTACAGCAATACATTTCACCAGTAGTAGTCCGTAACCATAAGCTACCTACTCCACCACTAGGATTAGTGTCTGCGGCTGGTTCTGAAGTGCTTTTTGTAATATCACTAGGAAGATTAGTCAACTGACTTCCATCTATCGCAGGAATCTTTGCACTACCATCAAGTTTAACAATTTGATTAGCAGAGGTTCCTGTATC